ATTGGCATAGTTCTTATAAAGATAGTTTCCTAGGTGCACATCTAACCATTGCTGCAAATAGAACTGGTACATATTATTCTAACCCATTTAACAAACAAGTAGTAAAAGGATTTGCAAATAAGCCAGGTGAACTTTATATGTTTCCAAACCATTTAGTTCATTGGACAGATAAACATGATCATCCATTTGAAAGAATAACAGTTGCAATGGATATTCTAACTGAACAAGGGTGGGAGGATCATCCAGACAAATCCATAAAACCAAACTATAAGATGATCACATGAACATTAATTATCATTTTGATTATCCCTGTTTGATGTACAGTGAACTTCCAGAGGATATTTTTGAAGAGTTAAATAATCTACCTAATGGTGCTCATCATGGTAATAAATTAGTTGGAGTATTCCCAGACGAATACAAACTACCGATACGAAAAGCACCTTTGTTTAGAGAGTATATCATTTGTCTATCTGAGGCTTTCGCTAGAGAATGTGCAACTGCTCCTGTATTTCATCAGATCAGGCAGAACACTCCACCTAACACACCGTTTAAATTAGCGGATCTCTGGAGAAATGAAATGTATGCTAATTCTTATCAACCTTTACATCAACATACTGGGTTGTTTAGTTTTATTGTATACATGGATGTTCCCTATACACATGCAGACCAAATGAAATTAGAGCCTAACGTTCTACCAGAACATGTAAAGAATGGATTTACAGAATTCTCAGACCCATTCTCTATGTTCAATAAATTAATCAATGTTGAAAAAGGTATAGAAGGTCAAGTAATATTATTTCCTGCATGGGTAAACCATGTAGTATATCCATTCAAGGGGTTCTCTGGTATACCACGAGTTAGCATTTCTGGCAATATTGTGCTAGACTATGGTACGGTTGATGGTGCAGAGCACTTCTAAATATAACAGTTATTATTTTAAACTATGGAAATCCCAGACATGATCAAAGAGTTTAATGGTCAATTGGTAGAGCAAAAGGCTACTATCGTTGAACTTGAAAAACAACTCAGTCAAAGAAAAGAACAGGTATTGAGATTAGAGGGTGCAATAGAAGCACTGAATATGTCTCAAAAAGAAGAAGGTGAAGCTAAAGTAGGTGATTAAAACAGTATTCAGTATGTTTCCACAGACCCTAGTGGTCTGTGATATTGGTATTGATCATCAAGAAGTACAAGATAATATTAAAGAAGTTTTAGAAGATGGAGATGGTTTCTCTATTTCTAAGACTAATTTGCATGAGGATGAAAGGTTCTGGGTATTGTCTGGTTTGTTTGTAGAAGCAGTCAAACATTCATTCGCTAATGTTTTTGAATACAAAAACATATCTCCTCGCATAAGTACTATGTGGGCTACAGGGTGTGCATCCAATGAATATATTCATACACACTCACATCCTAACAGTTTTATATCTGGGGTATATTATCCTCAAGATATAGATTATCCTCCCATCAGGTTCTTTGATCCAGTACCAAAGATGATCATTCCTGATGTGGCTCAACCAAATTTTTATAATGTAACTGATTGCATTATCAATCCAAATCAAGGAGACCTACTATTGTTTCCCAGTTATCTGAAACATGAGACTGCTAAAAATGATTTGGATCAAATGAGATATAGCATATCATTTAATGTATTTCCTTTTGGAACTTTTGGTGAACAAGACAAACTATGTAACTTGGAGTTAAAGTAATGCATCAAAAAAACATACCATCTAGTGAAGCTAGGAAGCAAGAACATGTCAATTCTACACAGTTCTATATTCCTTTTGATGGTACTGCAGAGACTTGCCCATATAGAACAGGAGATTTATATGAGGGTAGATCCATTGTTTCAGTAGGATTTACAGAGAATGTATATGGTAAATCTTATCATATTATTGTGGAGAGAGATAGAACTCATTGTAGACAAAAGTATGTCTTTGATGCTAGTCACGATTTAAAGTTTTGCAAACCAGTAGAAAGAATGGATAAGGTTGTTGACGAAACAGAAATTGCAAGAATACTTAGACAAGTAGATATGAACAAAAAGGCATAAATAAACCTGAAGGACTAATTGCGAGCTGGGATGAAGAAGGTAGTCATCAGGGTTTCTGGTAATTATAGTTTGGATTCTGCATGTGCTGCTATCCTAAAATTATACGGTTTCCTAACCAATTATAAAGCATATAGAAGTTTTAAGACATTTTCATTAGAATGTCCAGAACAATATGAGAGTGGTTTACTAGACAAACTCAATGCACTTAATGTTGTTAAGAAAGCGTTTTGGGATAAACTAGCATACTCTTCTGGAGCTGTGTCTGCCCAAGGAGTAGAGGTAGAGACTAGTGGAGAAGTAGTTGCACAAGCCACTACGAATACAAGAAATATTACTGGATCAAGTACGAACACAATATACGTGAAGGTTGCATCTAACTGGCAAGGCAGTGGATCAAACGTATATTCATTCTCAAGTGATAATGTTACTTTTGTCGTCACTTCATACTTCAGTGGTTTCTTACAAGGTGCAACCTATGTCTTTGACCAATCAGACCCTAGTAATGCAAACCATCCTATAAGATTTTCTACTACACCTGACGGATCATATACAACTGGCGGTGTAGAATTTTCAACAGGTGTAACCTATAACGGAGTTGCAGGACAATCAGGTGCTAACACAACTGTAGTATTTGGTTCATCTACACCTTCAGTTTTATATTATTATTGCTTAAACCATTCTGGAATGGGAAGGTACGATACCTCTCCTAACAGATACGGAACACTTAACGTACATGACTTCTGGCATTTAGATAGACTGACTAAACAAGATAGACAGTATATGAATGGTCAGTATAGTAATAGTGGTCAGACTGGCGATGGAGTTGATATCTATATCTTAGACAGTGGAGTTCGTGGTGCAAGTAGACCAACAGGTAACAACGCAGCTCTACATCCTGAATTGTATGATCCAGATTTTGTTACTGACCTGAACGGAACTGCTGAACAACAGAACTATAGAGTGTACCAACTACCACATTATGCTGGTGATTATGGTACTAACAACGAAGATGATAATGATCACGGTACTTATTGTGCCATCTTAGCTGCAGGTAGAACCTGTGGATTTGCATCTAATGCAAAAATATATGCACTCAAATGCTTGAACTCTTCAGGTAGTGGTACATATACTGCTATATTAAATGCATATCAGGCAGTTATAGATCATAATGATAGTGGTAATGTAAACTATAAAGGTAATACTAGACCAGCTATTGTCAATACTTCTATAGGTTCAGGACTTCCAAGTCAGTCTTATCCATATGTTGAACTAAATGATGCAGGTGATGACACAGGAACTGACGAAGAAGTATTAGATGATATCGAAGGAACCATAGCTGCTTCTCAAAAAATATTGATTTGTAGATCTGCAGGTAATGGATTTAAAGACTCTGGTGATAATTTTGCAGGACCTTTGATGTCTAAGGTTGTGGTTGGAGCAAGAACTGCTGGCTATGCTGACAACACGAATGGTGGTGTGAACAATGTAGATGTAGATCAAGCAAAGATTTCTGTAGGTGCTACAGACTATAATGATAGATGGGCAGACTTCTCTAACTATGGTGCTGGTGCTACTGTTTGTGCACCAGGTAAAAATATTCGTCTTCCTAAGTATGACTGGACTGCAAACACACCATATACTAGCACTGCGAACTATGCAACTATTGGTGGTACATCATTCTCATGCCCTCTAGTTGCAGGCATCATGGCATGTTGGGCTGGTAAGAATGGATATACTTTAACAACTAATAACTTTGCAACACTAGGAAAACAATTTATTAGGGGAACTGGTAACACTGGAGATATAACGAAGGGTGTAACTCAACTCTATCCAACAAATAGTATTGAAGAAAGAAAACTACCCACTAACCCATATACGGTTACTAGTGGAAGTAATAATATAGTAATATCTTTTAACTCATCTGATAACAGTCACTTCATTGGTAATGTTGGTAAGAAGGTTCAGTTAAGAACTACAGGATCAACAGAGGGTGGTGGTAGTAACGCTATAACATACAATATAACAACAACTGCACCGTCATCCAGTTTTTATACACTTAGTGGAACTGATAGAAATGGTGGAGTAAGTGGAAACAATGTAGGTGTTACTGTATATGTTGGAGACACTATTAATTTTAACTTATCAGGTGTCAGTGGTTCTCATCCATTTTATCTTAAGAGTGTACAGGGAACTGGAACTGGCAATCAAGTAAGCACACCAGCTGCTACTGGACAAGGATCTACAGGAACTGCAACAGTATCATGGACACCAAATGCTGCAGGCACATATTACTATCAGTGTTCTAATCACAATGCAATGAATGGAACTATCACAGTTCAAACTGATCCTGGTGCAGGTGGTGTTGTTCTTGGTGGCACAGACATTTCTGCATTATCTCAAGGTGGATGGTTAAACATAACTGCTGAGGATTCAATTAATAATACGGTTACCGTTCAATCAGCTGGTAACGCTACTTCTAGCGTAACTGGTGGTGGATCAAATAACTATCTTGCACTGATTGATTCGGAAGCAATAACACATGAAAGTACAGATGGTGTTGTTTCTACTTCTACTCAACTAAGATCTCAAACTGATGCTCAAGAAGCACAAGGTACTAGTGTATATGATAATGTAAAATACTATCCAGTAGATAGTGGAGTTGACTTTAAATATGATGCCAACACTGATGTTCTAACTAAAAAGAGAGGAGCATTTTTCCCCTACGTTGATACTACAGTAACATGGGCACAATCTTCTGGTGCAATAACTGGAAGTCCATTTACAAATGGTGCTAGTGTTAGTATCGACCTTGGTTTATCTGGCCAGACATTTGCTAGTGAACCAACTTACGAACTTTATACAACTACAGGTGATGCACTGGGTGCTTCTGGTCTCTCATTAAACACTACGACAGGTGTATTGAGTGGTACAGTTACATCAGATTATATTGATACAACCTTTAACTTTAGTGTAGTTGAGCAAATTACAAACAATACCCGTGCATTCAGTTTTACTACTGCAGGAACTGGTGTTCTTATCACAGTTACAGGACAACCTAGTGACGCAACTATAGAAGCAGGTGCTGGTACAAATGCTACATTCGGTCCTGTATCAGCTATCAGTTCTGATGGATCTACCATTACATATCAATGGGAACTATCTACTGACAGTGGTGCTAACTGGTCTGCCCTATCTGAAGGTAGTGGTTATACTAACGTGACAAGTAATACATTGACAGTCAATGATGACTATGGAAAAAATGCGTATCAGTTCCGTTGTAAATTAGATACTAATACCGCAGTAGCATCTGCATATACTAACGTTGTTACATTAACAGTAAACCGTGTAATTACTGTAAATACACAACCAGTAAACTCTACACCTGTTGCTCCAGCTACAGGATCATTTACAGCGGTGGGCTCAACTGCAGATGGTGCACCAATCACATATCAATGGTATAAATCTGAGAACGGTGATGGAGTAAACTTCAATGATATAAGTGGTGCTACCTCATCCACATATACTACAGGTGCTACAACTTACGATGCTGATTATGGTGATTACTACTTATGTAAATTAAATGCAGTAGGTGCAACTGGTATCTTTGCAAACACTGTTAGATTATTTGTAACTAGAACAATTAATATTACCACTCAACCTCAAGGAACTACAGGTGCTGTTGGTGGAACAAGAACATTCAGTGTCGTAGCAAATACTTCAGATAATGATTCTGGAGATATAACATACCAATGGCAGATATCAAATACAGGTGGTGCTTCTTGGAGTAATGTATCTGCAGGAACTGGTGGAACTACAGCAACTTATGTAACTCCTACATTAGATGCAACCTACGATGCAAATCAGTTCCGTTGTGTATTATCTTGTACAGGTGCTACACAGATAGCATCAAATGCTGTTACCTTACAGGTAGAGACAGTAACTGTTAATGTTGTAAATCAACCACAGGATGCAACTGTAAATGAAACAGCTACAGCAACATTCAGTTGTACTGGTTCAGTTACTATGTCAATCATTGGTGGTAATGCTGCGTCTTCATCATATGATAGTGAATCATGGACAACACCTGGTGGTGGAGGAGGATCAGAAAATGCTCAAAGTCAATCAGATCATAGTCCAAACGTAAGTTTCCAATGGCAGAAATCAGATGATGGAGGAGCAAACTGGGCAAATGTAGGTGGTGCAACAAGTTCAAGTTATACAACTGCTGGCACAGTATATGCTACAGATAATGCTGATCAGTATCGTTGTGAGTTAGATGCAGTTGGTGCAACTGTCAAGGCATATACAAATGCTGTAACTCTGACTGTACAAAGAACATTTGCTATTACCGCACAACCATCTAACGTAACATCTAATGAAGGTGCTACCAGTAACTTCACTATATCGGCATCAACAAGTAGTGGAACTCCAACATACCAGTGGCAAAAATCTGATGATGGTGGTGCAAACTATGCAAATGTTTCTACTGGTACAGGTGGAACAACAGATTCATATACAACTGGAACTTTAATATTTGCTGATGATAATAACGATCGTTTCCAATGTATCGTATCTCTTGTTGGATCTGCTGCACCTATAACTTCTGGTTTTGCATTACAGACTGTATTGCGTGTTATCACTATCAGTCAACAACCTCAAAACACTGCTGTTATTGAAGGACAGACTGCAAGTTTCAGTGTAACTGCTGCTATTACTAGTGGCTCAATTACATATCAGTGGCAGATATCAACTGATAGTGGAGCAAATTGGAGTATTATTAATGGTGCAAACTCAGCGTCATATACAACACCTGCAACAACATACCCAACTAATCCATCAGAGCAGTTCCGTTGTGTTCTATCAAATGCTAATGCAACTTCTGTAACATCTACAGCTGCCACTTTAACTGTTAATGAATCAGAGTTTGTATCTGCTCCAACTACTGTTACACCATTTATAGATCCAGATACTACTAAGACTTTATCAAGACAACCAGTTATTACTACATCTGCATTTGTTCAAGAATATGCAGGCTCAACACATAGTTCTTCTTACTGGAGAATTAGAAGAGTTAATGACAACGTAACTGTCTATGATACTAACAATATAAATGTTAATGGAGACAGTGCAAATAAAACTAGTCTCACAGTACCTGCAGGAATTCTTGAATTTGATACTCAGTATTCAGTTCAGGTTAAGTTCAGGGATCAGAATAGTTTGCAAAGTGCATACTCAACTGCATCATCATTTACAACTCCATTCGTTGATCAACCAGATATCCAAACTATCACACCTGCATTCAATCCTACTGTTACAGCGTTGACTGCACAAGTGAAGAGTGGTTTCCAACACACATCAACATTCTGGCAGTTCTCACCAGCAGCTACATTTACTAATATAGTACATGAGTCTAGAGACAACAGTGTAAATAAATTATCTTACACTCTTCCTAATGCTGTGACGCTTAGTGCGAATACTCTTTATTATGTAAGAATTAGATTCAACGTTAATCCTGTATAACATGGCTTCACCATCAACAAGAGAAGGACTTATCGACTACGCATTGCGTCAGAACGGTGCTCCTGTTTTAGAAATTAATATTGAAGATGATCAGATATCTGATCTAGTAGATGATGCTATCCAATTTTATAATGAAAGACATATGGATGGTTACATTAGAACCCATCTAAAAGTTCAGTTTACTCAGGCCATGATTGATGCCATGACAACTGACACTACTACTCAAGTAACAGCTGCAACATCATCAGCACTAGCAGTTGACTGGAAGGAACAGAATAATTATCTTAAAGTTCCTGAGCATGTTACTAGTGTTATAAAAGTATTTCCATTCCAATCTAAGAACGTAACTAATTTATTTGATGTTAGATATCAGTGGAGATTAAATGATCTATGGGATCTAACTAACACAGAAATTTTAACCTATGAGATGGTTAATAGAAGACTAGAAGATATCTACTATCTCTTAGAAGGACAGAAGCAAACTAGATTCCAGATGAGAGGAGATAGATTATATCTAGATTTAGATTTTAAAACTGATGTAAATGATGGAGACTTCTTAGTTCTTGAGGTCTATCGTGCACTAGATCCTACAAATACATCTGCAGTTTACAATGATCTTTGGATGAAAAGATATGTATCTGCACTTATACAAAGACAGTGGGGTGCAAACTTAATCAAGTTCCAAGGAGCACAGTTGCCTGGTGGAATTACAATGAATGGAGAGTTTATATACAACGAAGGTAAAGAGAAAGTAGCAAAACTAGAAGAAGAAATGATATCTCAATATGAGACACCTCCACTCGACATGATTGGCTAATGGCAAGATCTACATACTTTACTCATGGCACTAGGAACGAACAGTTTCTATTGCAGAACCTAGTAGAAGAACATCTCAAAATGTTTGGGATGGATGTCCTTTACTGCCCTCGTAAGATGGTTATGAAGGATGGTGTTTTTAATGAAGAAAGTATTTCTGAATTTGATGATGCATATATTATAGAAGGATACCTAGAGAACTTTGATGGGTTCCAAGGTGGTGGAGATTTGATGACTAAGTTTGGTATCAGACAAACAGATGAATTAACTTTGGTAATCTCTCAACAAAGATTTTCAGATTTAATTTCTCAGTTCTTACTTCTAGATAAAGGAACAACTATTGAAGTTGGAGAAAGACCACAAGAAGGAGATCTAATATACTTCCCAATAACTAGCAATTTCTTTGAGATTAAATTTGTAGAACATGAAGAACCTTTCTACCAACTTGGTAAAGGTTATGTTTATAAACTTAAGTGTGAGCTCTTTGAATACAGCAACGAGCAAGGTGATCTATTTGAAGGTGATGAGGATCTTATTGATTACGGATATACTGTTAAGCATTACTATCTTACAACCAATGGTGTCACTGCAACTGGAACTCCAGTTATTGACAATGGTGGTATTGATCAGATCTATATCACTAACAATGGTAGCAAATATAATGAGACACCTGCAATTACTATTTCTGGTAATGGATCCAATGCAGCTGCTACTGCATTCATGACAAACATTACTGTGTCTGGTGGATCACCAACTAAATCTGCAGTCATAAGAGGGATTGTTAATCAAGGACAACTCATGTCTGTAAACATAGTAGATGGTGGAGAAGGATATGATGAAGATAGAGCAACTCTTCAGATAACTGATCCTGATGCTGGTGGTGTAAAGGCAACCATCACACCAACTTTTACCAATGGAGTATTGACTGCAATCAATATTTTAAATGGTGGATCTGGTTACAGAAGTGTTAAACTTATAGATATTACTAATGCAGGTACTGGTTATACAGCTGCAACAATGGCATTTACTGCTGCACCACAAGGAATATCTGGAACTTTCACAGTACCAGAAACAGTTACTGGTGGTACTACTGGTGCAACAGCTCAGATGGTTGAGTGGGATGCACAAGAAGGTTGGATCAAACTTAAATCGCCAACTGCTACTTTCGCTATAGGTGAAACCATTATGGGTTCAGACTCTGGTGCTACCATGGTGCTAGATAATAGGGATGAGATGGCAACAACAGATACTAAATATTCTGATAGTGTTACCTTTGAAAATCTCGG